AAATAACATAATTTTACCAACTTATTATAACCACAACGCCTTCACCACCATTACCACCTCTTCCACCGGTAGTTCCAGCGCCGCCACCTCCGCCGCCACAACCATATCCTCCATTTCCGCCGTTACCGCCGGCTGCGTTATCGCAAGAACCTCCACCAGTGCCACCTGTATTTAAAAATGGTTTTAACGATTTAACTCCGGCGTTTCCATTACCGCCAGCAACCCCCGATGTTCCAGCAATGCCGCCGGGTCTAAAGTTTGCCGCCGGTGTATATGTACCATCAGCAAAATCTAAAGCAGATTGTAAACTTAGTGCGCCGCCAGCAAATCCAACTTGAGCTGGAGTTTGAATTCCAGCTCCACCGGTACCGGCACATCCTATCAAAGAAGCCCAAATTCCATTATTTGCAGTCCCAATAGCGCCTGTTTGTGCACCACCAGCTGTACCATCTTGTCCTGCATAGCCAGCATTTGCCGCAGTACCGGTATTTGTAAAAAATCCTAATTTACCAATTGGACCTAAAGCTGCTATAGTAGTTACAGCACCAGCCGAACCGCCGCCGCCAGCAGCAGCACCGGTTCCTGCAGTACCATTTCCTCCGCCTAGTGCTCTTAATATTATATTTGGTATAGTAATGCCGGTAGTAACCCCAACACCAAGTGATACGTAAGATGCAATTCCAGCAGTTCCTGGCGAACCTGCAGCGCCACCTTGTCCGCCTTGTCCTACAGATATTTTTAAAACATCTGGTATTAATATGCCAGGAATCATTAATGATGTTACAGCAGCAGCTGCTCCGCCACCACCTCCGCCACGCGCGGTATTAGAAGCTCCGGTGAAACCACCACCTCCGCCGCCGCCTCCGCCAACGGCTATCATGTATACCATACCAATACCTCGAGGTTTTACCCATTGCTGCCATTGAGTAACAGCAGTACCGGTTGGAAAAAACATTTGTACATCTCCTTTAAATTGTGGAGGTAAAAAACCAAAATCTGATGGCGAGTTTCCGAATAACATAGCTTACTACTTTTTAATAATCACCGCCAAATACTATTGCTTGCCATTGCTGATTGGTTGTTTGTGCGATGTGTTGTGACACTAAGATATAGTGACTAGCCGGTAATGCAATATTTAATGGTATTTCATAGTAGGTTACTGCTGAAGTTGAGTTTGATGTTGAAATAATAGGTACGGAAATTTCTGCTAATAAATGCGTATTCGATGACGTAGGCGTACCTGTATTAATTGAACTTAAAAATACTCGTAACGTTGTTGCAACTGAGTTAACTGCTGCAGCTGATGCAACCGGAATAAATCTTATACGTTGTACAAAACTTCCGTTAGCTCCTGAAGTAAATGCTAGATAATGATCTGTACCGATAGCATTAGTTGCGCCACCATCTGATCTTACTAGTGCGGCTGTAGTTCCGATTTTTACTTCACCTACATTTGGTGTTAATGCGAATATTGGACTTGTATTTGCTGGCATAATCTTTTCTTTTTATTATAAATATTAAAATCCTGTAAATGGATATGTTGTTTGATTTATTGCAATTAATTTTCCTAAGTCAACACTTCCTCCGCCTGTTGAATTGATAGTTACTGATCCAGTACCTTCAGTAGGTGAAATTGTTATGTTAGTACCTGCAATAATTTCTGTCACTCCTCCTGGCGCACCTGCTGCTCCGGTTGGTCCAACAGGTCCGGCTACTCCTTCCATTTTGGTAACACTTAAAACAACGTTGTTTGCAATACCACCAGTCAATGCTGGATATCGTGCTACCAACGTGACATAATCATTAGCATTTAACAATGTCATTATATCAGTACTGGCAACTATTTTATCTGTACTAGAATTTTTTCCTGCAACTAAACTACCACTTATATTGTTTCCAACACCATTTTTTGATACTGCAAATTCAAAATCGTTTGCTGAAGTACCTTGACTTACATCTGCATGATAATGTATCAAATAAAGACCCGATGAATAAACATAAATTCTTTCTGTGTTAGTGTTATCATGTTCTACTATGCTAGGTTGATTTTCTACATCTGTCGTATTCAATGTAATTATTGCGGATGTATTAGTTAAAGTATATCCCGTAGTACGACGTGCTTGTACTGTTGCTAAATTACCCGTTGTATACGGAGCAAATGATGCACTTTCTGCAGTTATTTGTATTCCGTTTATTTTACTTATATTATTCATATCTCATACCAATCATTAGAAGGTCTAAATTTCATTAACCAATTTGTAGGCGTTGTTACGGAGTTGTAAAATGCATGTCCTACTATTCTTACAATGCCAGATGTAGGTTTTTCTGTTGACATTGCTCCATTGGATCCGGATATGTAAATCGGAACACCGTAAAAATTTGTACCAGTAACTAATGGCGAATCTGCGACCGATGCGGTTGTAAATCCAATGTTACCTTCCAAAAATACTTTTTCTTTTGTACCCGTGTTGTCAATACAAACGCCTAACATGTAACTAGAAGAAACTGACGTTTGATCTGTTTTATACCATATTCCATCACTATTCAAATAAACTAAATTACCTATACCGACTGCCGCATCTAAATTTCCAACTATCGGTATAACTTCGCCAGATAAATTTTGTGTTAAGCTATTTATGACGTTTTGAGAAGGTTGTGCAAATCCATCTAGATCGCTTATATTTGTTATCTGATAATAGTTATTAAGTATTGCGTTAAATTGATTTGCAACATCCCAACCAGTTACTCCATTACCAATACTATCACTTAATGTACGACTATTCCAATATATAGATGGAGTACTTGCACCATCCGATAAATATCTATTGTTCCAATCACTACTAAGAATGGAATAAGCATCTAATGTTTGACGATTTTCCCAATCAATACTCCCAGCTGGAACACCGGTGCCGCCTGGTGCACCTGAGTCTCTCATTAATCTACCATTCCAGTTTATTGACGAGCTTTGATTGGTATCAAATGCTTCTCTAGTTTGCCAATCAATTGATTGTATTGATGAATTATCTATAAGATATCTGTTATTCCAATCCGCTGACTGAGTTGTTGATGTATCGTGCAATGTTCTTGCTGTCCAATCTACAGATAATATAGGGGATGTATCATATAATTTTCGCAATCCCCAATCAATTGATATACGATTACTTAAATATATTCGACCACTATTCCAATCCAATGTCGCAGTTTGTGTACTATCCTGTAGCGTTCTAGATCCCCAATCTATGGAACGAGTTGTAGCACTATCAATTAAACGTAAATTTCTCCAATCAACAACGTTGTTTCCGGATAAGCCATTTAATAAACGGTTATTCCAATCAACACTGGTCACTCCGTTTGTACCGTATAAACTGCGAACTGCGGTGTTTATATTATCAACTCCTAACGAATCTAATACCGAAAAGCTACCTGTAACAAGTAACGAACCAGAAACGATTGCTGATCCTGTATACGGAAAATCGGAAATTCCAGAACCGGTAACCACTGTAATTGGAAACGTAGATCCATCTCCTTTGGTAAATGTTATTGTATTCAATGATACAGATGCAGTTGTTAATAAACTTCCAGTATTGATTGTAGTTCCAGCATTTAATGCATAAGATGCGGTAATCGCATTTAATGCCCAACTTGCAGTGCCTTGCAAAGATCCAGTAAAGTTAGAAGATATTGATGCGGCATTTACTACATTATATCCACCTAAATCTAAATTACCGGTTAATACTCGCGAACCATTTGTTAATAAATACTGTGGATGATCATCAGAATTTAATCCTAACAAGTTAGCATGGACTGAAGATGCGTTTACACCTGCTGCTCTAAATCCAATAATCGGACGAATATCTTGTACTTGTATAAGGTTTGTCGATCCAGATTGAACATATATAGAAGCTAATGCCGCTACACCATCTGAGAAATAAGTTGGTGGAGTTGGTAATCCTGCGTCTTCTGCTTCAACTAATGATGCATATTGTGTTTGTCCTACTACTAGGAAATATTCTTCATCAGGTCCTTTACCTACAGTATACAAAGTATGTTTCGTATAATAAGAAGCAGACATTGCTGTTAATGCACTGCCAGAATTATATGTATTATTTGGTACCACCGTTTGCGTTGATTTATTCCAACCAAACGCACCAGAACCAGACTGATAATACTGAGTAAATGTAATTGCACTACCACCGGTCGGATCATATTCATTTTCTCCGAAATAATATAAACCAGCAGTAACATCTAATTGACGAGGTGTTACATCTTCTGAAACAATACCACCTTCTGCAAATACTGGTCCTAATGCATTTCTATTAAACTTGGATAACGCATTTGACATATGAGCTGCAAAGTATGGACTATTATCTACAAGCTCAATTCCTGTATCGTTTGTTACGACACGTCCTAATATAATGTTATGTGCACTGTCTGGTTGTGTCGGCGATGATGTAAGTGTTGCTGTACTATCAATAAAAATGTAGTTGTTTGTGTTTGGAGATAATGTTAGATTACTATTTGCCCAATCTATTCGTTGAAATACTTCCGTACCCATGTTATGCAAATAACCATATCCTGCTGCGGTTGTAATCGTTAAACTTCCGGAAATTGTTATGTTACCGCCGGACATCACACCCATTGGACTACCTTCAAAAATCAACGTAGATGCATCTGTATGAGTACCATCAGCAAATGTTACTGATAATTTTCTTGTAATATCCAATTCGCCGTCATTTTCATCTAAGAATGTCCAAAAGAAATTTTGACTAACATTGTTTATTTTACTGTGGTCGGCAGTACCTTGGAATCGACAAGATGCACTAGGATGTAAGATTTCAAAATCATAATTTACCGAATCGTGAATCATGGATCCTACTATGTTGAAGCTAGCAGAGTTTGCTAAGTTCGGAATATATACTGCAGAACCCCAGGCTGGTAAGTCCATTCCTAGTCCTTGCAAGTCAGCACCATTTTCTAAGCGTATAGCTACAGAAGTTGCATCTCCTTCTCCAATCAATCCAGCAGCATAAAGATCTAATTCTGCTACATCTCCTGTTCCGTAGTTTGCAATTAACCCAGTAGCGCCTACCGGAAATTGGTAATAGTTTTCTAAACTTGCTAATGCTTGATACCCATTTGATGAACTTACAAAACTACCCGTACTATAAACTCCATTATAATCTAAGTACTCACCATAAAATTTAGTGTCTTGTGTTCTAGAGATAACCGTAAGACACGTATCGCAATCATAAAAAGATACCTTATGTGCTTGTGCATAATCACCTACATCATCCACATAAAGTGCAGAATATCCTGCAGGTGCATTAGTTAGTGATAAAAAGGATATCTCATTATTAACACCCATTCGAATAAGATGTTGATTAGAAGAACTTGGAAATATTTGCGTAGTTTGAATACTACTACCAACAATACTTACGTATGGTTTTCCGGTTAAGTTAATTTCTTTTTCTATATATTTACCAGGACCAACTTCTATTACATATCGATTGCTATCTGATGAATCTGTAATATACGCAACTGATGCACTAATGCTAGTAAAATCAGCTCCTTTTGTTCCTACTGTAATTCTTCTTGGATCTTGCCCTACTTCATATAGCGACGAACTAAGTGATATTTGCGTTTTTAAGAAATTGTCTGTACCTTGAACTTTACCAGTTGATCCGGTATGTTCAATTAAAACATCAGTTGTACAGTTTTCAAAGTTAAGTGCAATTGCATCTATGGATGGGCCGGATCCAGTTTGTGGTGCCCAAATACCTTTATCCCATCTTTGAAAGTTAACACCAGTTAATCGTAAGTTACCACCATTATAAACTTTGAAGCCGGTACCCAAAGCCGATCCAGCTGCTCTCGTCAGCAAACATCCATTAACAATAACTGCACAACTCGGGGCATCGGATAATGCAAATATTTGATTGTTATCAGTACCTGCTACACCTCCATTAGTAGAAGTTACATTTCGTAACTGCATTCTACCAATACCAGAACTACCTGTTCTTGTTACGTGAAATCCTACATCAAAAGACTTGTTAAGTTCGGTAAAGCCACCATACTTGACATTTGAACATTGTAAAATACAGTTACCGTTACTACCAGTACCAATAACTTTAGCATTGGTATAATTAGTACCAAATCTTACATTTTCAACGTATGCAATTGCATTTGTTTGAGGTGTAGTCGGAGATGAATATATGATAGCAGCTGCACCCGGAGCTGTCGATCCTTGAATCTGCATATCAATGACCATTGACTGGTCGCTCATTATGAATATACTTGAACTTGGATTAGATGCTGATACTATGGTTGAGATAGAACTATCCCCTTTTATGGCAACGTAGGAAGGTACTGTCATTTCGCTTTCTATGTAAACGCCAGGAGAAACTCTAACAGTATATGTATTAGCTGCCGATGCATCGGTAATACTATCAACTGCAGATTTTATTGAAAAGTAATTCGTTTCGCTACCAGATAAACCTACCGTTACGAGATTATCAATATATGTTGATATTCCAGTTAACCCAGATCCGTCTCCAGAAAAAGATCCACTAATTCCATTAGTTACTATTAACGATCCTGTAATTTCGGAGTTTCCTTCAGAACGGTAACCGTTTTTTATGCGAAATTCGTTTGCCATTGCCTTTCCCTATCCAAGCTTGGTTTAGTATAAATATGTGAGTTATAGACTTCTTATGATAGTTTTAATTGTCCATCCAGATGTTGCTGCCGACGATGTTAATGTCATATTTCCTCCGATTATAAACACACCTAATGTTAAGCCGGCAGTTGTTCCGAAATCTGTAGTTGTAGTTTCTGTAAAATTAACTTGCGATCCGGACCATATAGATGTTATTTGACCTGCTCGAGCATTACTTCCCGATCTAACAGAATATTCATACCAAGCTCCATCATATGATGCGGTTGGCAGTGCGTATATCGTTGTAGCTCCCGCATTTGCAGTTACTTGTACGGCTGTGCTTAGGAAGTTATTTATTACTAATGATCCAGTAATCTGTGCTGATCCTGTGTATGGAAAAGTTGTATCCGGGGCGTAAGATGCACTTACAGCATAAGATGCTGTTGTTGTAAATGAACTTGATATTGAATTTAATACATACGAAGCCGTTTGTGCTGTTTGAACATATGAAGCAGTGATAGAATTGCTTGACCAAGATGATGTACCAAACAAAGTACCCGTTATTCCAAACGTAACACTAATACTGCCAGTAACATCTAGACTACCAGTAATTTGTGCCGTTCCGGTATATGGAAATGCAGAACCCCCTGTACCGCCATTTAATGCATATGATGCTGTTACAGCGTAGCTAGATGACATTGCATTATTTGCAAAACTTGCCGTGCCTGCTACCGATCCAGAAAACCAAGCTGATGCCGTACTGTTCCAATTTAGTACATGATCTAATCCGTTACTAGAAACTAATTCTCGATTTTCCCAATCTACGCTAACTCGATTACCAGTTGAAATCAATTCTTTTGTTTCCCAATCAACTGTCACTCCATTTATATTAGATAAACGACGATTTTCCCAATCGACAACTACCGTTGATCCATTTGAAAGATATAATTGTCTATTTTGCGAATTTATAGATAAAATTCCATTCGCATCATTAATAACTACGCCAGCTGAATTTGCTTGAATAAATGTATATAATCCAGAACCATTCGCTACGTTAAATACATCGGAACTAAAAATTGTATTAGAACCAGTTACTAGAATCGATCCTGTTATTATTTGATTTCCATAAAATATGTTTGATGCTGTTGTTGCAAATGATCCAGACTTTGATATAAATATCGGATCTATTTCATTGTAATATGATGCACTAACTGCTTGTAATACGTAACTAGCAGTCGCAACTGTACCTTGCAAGGACCCCGTAAATGACGTTGCAGTTAAACTGCCAGTTATAACATATGAACCGGTTAATTGATTAGTATTTATCCATACTCCAGAATTATTACTACCACTACGAACTAATAATTGACCAGGTGCTAAAGATGCAGTAGTAATTCTTATGTTATGTAATTCATCTATTTCATAACCATTATCTATTTTTACATAAATTTTTCCGTTGTTAGGGTGTGCGTATTCAACATATCCAACAATTACAGTATGTTGAGGAGCTTGAGGTTTTATGTTTGTTATAGCACCAGCGGTGGTAGGTGATAAATAAAGAACGTCTCCATCATTCCAAGTTTCTCCTTGCAACGCACCGGTGGTGTTTCTATTTTTTAGCAATCCAACAGTTACAATAAACCCTTCTTGATTCTTAGCTATATCTTCAGCAATAATACCTAAAGTACCTGCTGAGTTAGCATCATTATCTGCTTGAGCAAGTTTAACTGCTAAACGTTGGCCTTGTGCACCGGTGACTACGACTACTTGGTAGTTCGAACCCGAAAGATCTACACTAGGACTAGTTTTGTTTACAACTCGAGTAACTAATCCTTGACCTATTTCTGTTTTAACAACGCCACCTTTTAGTCCTAACTCTAAAGTTCCATCTGTATCATTCCATGTTAATTGGCCAGGAATGCCGGATCCGGTAAAATATATAGATGCTACTCCCGGAGTAGATAAATATAAAGATCCTGTTAATTCAACATTTTGACGTAGTGGATTGACATATGATGCTGTAAGTGCATATGATGATGTAGTTGCGGCGAATGCGTAACTAGATGATAACGCATACGAAGAACTTAATGCTTGTAATACATACGATGCGGTTATTGCATAACTTGAAGAAATATTATATAAAGAACCTGTTTGTAATTGACCGGGCCTGAATTGTCTTGCCATTATTGCCATCTCCCGTTTATAATTATTACGTCACTAGATTCAATGGCATATCCTAACGTAGAAGTATCAAATACAATAGTTTGATTGGCATTAACTGTTGGTATCCAAGTATATGCAATTTTATCTATGTATTGACCGTTTATGTACACGTTGAATTCATTTTTAGTTGCAGCAATTGCGGTAACTGGATTCGTTGCGGCAGCTGCATTGATAGTTACGGTGGTAGCAGATGAATATGTAGCTTGTTTGTCTGACAAATTTGTTAAATACAACATGGTAGCTGCATTTATACTTGCTCCGCCAGATGTTTGTACGGTTGCTCCGCTAAATATTTGTTGCGATACTTGAAGCAATGCAACCGGTACCGTAGTAGTACTAAATATATCTCCATCTAAATCAATAACCGTATCAAATGATACTTTTTTAATGGAATACATTTTTTTCAAAGTAGATATACGTGCTTCTTGTTCTGATAACAATGTTGCTTGTACCGTTAATGGTAAAGTAGCACGTACTAACCGATCTTCTCCTATTGTATTCACAGTTTCAAATGTAGCAGATCCTATAGCTGTTTCAAAACGATTTCCTTCATTACCCCATAAAAATCTTCCGTACGGTAAAATTTGATCAATCAATTCATTCATTTGTGTGGTAAAATCGCACCATAACATTAAATCATATTCTACGGTAACGTATTTAGGAATATCAATAACATATATAGTTTCTGATTGTTGCGGCTGATTGATAGGCAACGGAAACAATTCATCTTCGTAACGATTTCTTGAATTATATTTAGCTTTTGATACTAATCGATTTCCTAGTTGCGAATATCCAGATTCTCGATTTACATCCAATGTTCTATAATTGTCTCGTTCTGCTGCGCTATTACGTTTCAACATGATTAATGGAGATTGCAACATACCTTTTTCGTCTCGTATGTATCCTAAACGACGTACGTTGTCCCATTTTTCTCCGTTAGCAAATATTACAGGAACTACAATTTTTTCTTGATTTGCAAATATTTGTGGTTGTATTTCGTTGTCAATATACCATTTAATTGCAAAATCTATGTCATACAAAGAACGTTTAGCACTACGTATTACATCATCATCACGACGAGTTTGATACGCACGATTCAACAATAAATCATCGCTTAACCCTTCCGTGCTTTTTGGATTTGGTTTATTGCTTTTACGATCTATATTTTCTCTGTTAAATTTAGGCACCGTTATCCTTTATATGCAAAATTATTATTTCCACCACGTCTTAAATTTTTAATTTTTTGTGCTGTTTGTCTTGTAGCATGTGCATCACATAGTATAGATACGCTATAACCATGCTGTGAACCATTTGGCCACGTATCTGGATTTTTACCTACAAAATATTGATTTGCATCTACGTTATCAATTTCGTAATATTCATTGTCCCAAAATACAATATCTCCAACTTCTGGATAAAATCCAGCTTTCTCTAAAATATCTCGAGATATTCCGAATTGTGCTGTACGTGTATATGTATGACCATAATCATCCATATTTGATGTTTTGTTTTCTTTGGTTATTAAACAAGGAATCAAAATGGAATCGTAATAAGATTTGGATTCAGATTCGCCGTAAATATTTGAATCGCTCGATTCTACTATCAATTTAAAGAATTCAATTTCCGTATCAACAATAGCATTTAAAAGTTCCGCATTAATAGAAGCTAGAAATTTAGCATCCCGTATTCCACCAAATAGTGCCATATCTTACTCCTATCCAACATATATTTTTAATGGAACCTTGCCTAATATTTCGCTCATTTGCGTTGCTTCTGCATTTTGACGAGTTAACATGGCTTCTTTTGTTAATTTATCTAAAAATTCTTTAAGTTGCGTTATTAATGCTTCTTTTTCCGATTGTCCTTGCGATACCAATTCAGATCCGTTAAGTGATACTTCGGAATTAGGAATTGGTATTGATGAATATTTACCACGAACATATCCTAACATTTCTTTGACTAAAGCTAATGCATATTTGAATATCCAAGAACGGGCCATATCATTAATGCTACTGTATTGTTGATACGTATATGGTATATTAGATGCGTCACTTACAACTCCTTTTAAAAGTGCTGTATTACCAAATAAAATAGCTTGTTTGCTTTTTTCTTCTTCGAATAAATAATCAATCCATACTTTGTTGTAATATATAGAAGATGCTGCAGATCCAGATGGTGTAGATGGTACGGGCCAAAATGTTATATCATCTCCATGTAACTCAAATGTATAATGAGATTTTCTAACCATATCATTGAATTCGATGGCTTGTAAACGCATTAAATCTGCGTGTATTGGCATCATCATGAAACTAACTGATGGAGAAAAACCTCCAAAATCAAATGCATCTAATAATTGTTGTGAACCTAATCCAGTTCCAACAAATGGATCAAAATATCTTACAATTGCAGGCGGAACGTTATGTATTACTCTACGTATTTCTATAGAACTAGTTGCAGATAAACTTTTTCCTTCTGCAGCTAATGATGCGGAAACTGCAGATCTAATGCTATATGTTTGTACTCCAGGAGTTACATTTATTACAGCTTTTCTCCAATTTACATCGCCACCACTGTCTGCTTCAGTACCATATGCTTTTGATAGTTTTGTAATATATCCTAAAGATTGTCCGACATTAACACCGGTTAATGTTCCTCCAGTTAAATAACTGGATCCAGTTTGTACTCCCAATGTATTAATCAAATTGTTAACAATGTTGATTTGATTAACTTGATTTGAATATTCAATGGTTGCTGCCTCTAATGCTGTATAAAAATTTATATCTAACAATTCAACATCCATTATAGGATATCCTAGATGTTGTGCGGCATATTTTGCAAATTTATCTGCATGAAGTTGAAACAGCGTATCAGTATCAAAGAAACCAAAAGGTGTGGAACCTGTTGTAAATGAAGATGATCCGGGCCAAATTGGTTTTGATACACTGTAATCCACTTTCTTATCCTTTTATATATAAATATCAGTATTTTTCATTTAGTAGATTTAAAATTTCTTCTAAAGCTTCGTGCCGATGATTATCTGTTAAAATAATTTCATTA